TGGATATTGCAATATAACCCAACGCATCTGCGTAGTTGTCTTGATACTGTGGAGATTCCACGCTTCTACTGATTTTGACCATCGCCATACACATAGCGACCTGGTTAGCTGTAATTGGATAGCCAAGATAGGCACTCCACAGCTCTGCAATCCTCTTATGCTGCGGATACGGATGGCCGTACTTTGCACCTCTTTGATGGATGGTCTCTGTAACGTGGTCAAACAACTGCTCACTTGTAGTTGTCATAGTCAAATACCTGATCGGTTTTGTTTTGTGTCATTCTTCTGTGCATATCCCAGCCATCTTTACGGCCTCGCCAGTAATGAGTTTGCTTGCGATCTTCAACCTTCAAAGCCACAAACCAGTAAAGTGTAATAATCCCTATACATAAAAACACTGCATTTTCAAAAGTTAAATTACTCATCGGCAGAACTCACATAACATTTTGCCTGTTTTTACTGCAATTACTTGTTCCATAATTGTTGTGTAATTACCACACTTAACACAATCTGTTGCCTCTATTACGTTTTGCATTGTAGCCCTCTATTCTATGCACGCTTTGTGCACAGGATTAGTGTCCATCATGTGTACGACTTTGTGGAGTATTTATGGGCTATTTTTGATAACGATTTGATAACGCTATTAGGAGTAAGTCCGCCTATTATACGTAAATGAGCCATCGTGATTAACTGGGATAAGCTCTACCTGGTGTCCCTTTTTACCAAAACTAAGCACAGTAAAGCCCATATTCCAGTCGGCTGAGTTATATCTTAGGTAGCTGGCGGCTTTCATATTCATTAAGTGTCCCGCCTCTATACCCCAAATCGTTGAATAACGGCCGTTTAAGCCAGTTTGGTGTCGAGTAGCACCCTGCCTATGCGAATGCCCACAAACCACGCTAGAATGCCATTTCTTGGCCAAATTCAGGGCAGTTATGCCCGCATGCTTGGACATGTTACCTTCATCGCCATGGGCTAGATGCCAGCCTTTTTCAAACTCATAAGCTCGCTTATGGAATCTAATGCCAAGTGAGCTAAAATCCATAAATTTTTCATAAGCCAGTTCGGGTAAACCAATTAGAGATGGCGCACCTTTTAGCAAAGTCTGATACATGCGATCTGTATGGTTTGATCTAACAATATCTGTTGTACCTAGATCGTAAAGGATCTCCTGGCCTAGTTTTCTTTCTTCATCTAAAGTCTCTGCAAACTCTAGTTTTGTGCCTTTAGCCCAGCGACTTTGAGAACCTAAATCCATCTCATCGCCAACATTTAATACAAAATCAAATTTCTCACGCCTAGCCATTTTGATTAGGTTAGAGACAGCTCTTGAATGGTGTAGCGGGATTTGTAAATCTGGCGTTATTAAATACCTGCGGTTGGCTTTAATCTTCTTCCTCATCTGGAGTGGGGATAGTTGGGATAATGCCCTTATCGCCTACGATCCAGTCAGGCATAGAATCAGGATTATCCATTAGGTACAGGGCCACGGATTCAGAAAATCCAGCCTTGCGAGCAGCAGTAAACATCGTATGTTTAGCAATATAGAAAACCTCAAGTTTAGTTAATGGCTCTGGTGTCTTACGCACCTTGCGCCTATTAATCTTCTTGCGTTTACGTGTAGTTGCCATAAATAAAATTATCGCTTACTTAAGATAGTAAACAGATCATCAACACGCTGTTCAAGTCTATTAAGTTGATCCTTCATAGAGCTACCGCCGTTAGGTTTTAACTCACTAAGAAAACTTTTAATAACCCATCGTAGAGCCACTAATAAAGCTCCTACGATAGAGCATACGCCTACGCCAAAGGCGACCCATTCGTTTGGTGTCATTTTTCATCTGCACCGATGCCATAAGCTGTATCGGATTTATCTAAAGCCCTAGCTGCTGGTCCTGCAAGTGCTGCTACTACCACTGATACAACTGGATCTAATCCAAGTTCATTACTTGCTAAGAAAGTTAAGAAAGATACTAAAACCCCTCTAAAATAGGATTTAAGTACTGCCTTTTGTTTTTCTGATATTTTCATATTTTGCCCCCTAGTAGTGGTATATCAAACTCTCTGCCGTCTTTGTCGCCTAACCTTGTAAAGCTACAATGTATGTGTGATCGGTGCGGGTTAATACCTCTGTACTTACGCCATTTCCAATTTAGAATCTTTGAACATATTCGCCCGTTATAGATGACGTATGATATGCGTGGATCCGATTTGGCTGCGATTCTGATTTGGTCAGCCAGATAAGGTGCGAGGCTGTCGGATGACTGTAGCCGAGCATTAATATCAATTGCTCTGACGACCCCAGATTTGTCTGGATTATGATCCGACTTAGTACGGGAATGCCTACTATCGCCCAGCCACCCTTCTGGACTGGCAGTACTGCGATCTGGAAACCATAAATCAATTTGATCTCTTAACTGCACACCAGCTGCACATAGCCAGGGCTTCATTAGCCTAAAAGTATTCTTGCTTCTTCTTCGGTAATGCCTAACTTAGATAACAATTCAGCACGCTTAGCTGCATTTGCTTCAGCTTCGGCTTGACGGGCAGCAATTGCTGCCTGCTCTGCCTCGTATGCCGCAAACTCAGCATCATTCATTTCTCTATCTATGACCTCATCTGTTGAGATATTGTGTATTCTTACCATAGGCCTTGACATTATTTCACCCCATATACATAAACAGTTCCACTTGACCACGATCCCGAACTTACATTGAAGCCAACGCTAGTAATTGCAGCGGTTGAAGCAAAAAGTAAATTTGAAAAAAAGATTCTAGAACCTCTGTTTAAATTTCTAAGCATTACCATTTTATTTTCAGTTTGTGCATATCTTGGAATATGAATGTATAAATATGTTGAATCATTGTAACTGCTGGTTGTTCCAACTTGAAATGCACTTGCATTATTGCTAGTTGCACCATCAAGTGTAGAACCAACAACATTTATTTGTGCTGTATAATAATTTGAACTAGTAGTATCTCCATTTAGAAAAATGTTACCGCCAGCAAGTGCGCTATTAACACCATTTGTACAAATTAAAACTAAATCTGTGTAAGAACCACTAATACCTGAAATAGTAGAGGTTGAGCCGCTTAAAGTATGAGTTGCCAATAAAGTCATACCACCACCGCCTGCAGGTGTAGCCCACTCAGGAGCTGTCGCTCCAGAATTTACTTGCAAGACCTGTCCAGCCGTACCAATACCAAGTCTTGCTGGTGTTGATCCACTTGAAGAATAAATAGTATCGCCAGTAGTAGTCATTGGATTAGTCATGCCAGTTGTATCTAAGTTAGCCCAAGCACTGCCAGTGTAATAAGTTGTAACGTTTGTATCTTTTAAGAAAGCAAAGTTGCCCTCTTGTGGTGATGTAACAGCTGCATCTCTAGCAGCGGCACTGGCAAACACCCAGATACCTTGCATTAAATAGCCATCTACATCGGCTGCGGTTAATACCTCGCCTGTAGTAAAATCCTTAAACCCTAAACCTGCTGCCATCTTTACTCCTTAGTAACTTAGGACATTATAGCCCAAAGTACCATAAATGCTATTATCTAGGATAAATGCATCTATAACAGGCTCTAGTGTCGTGAACGTAGTTTTCCAACTATTCGGCGTTATTGCCATGGATACGCCAAAAATCTGTAGGGTTTTTTCTAAAACTGATCCACCTGGTTGGGTGGTTTTAACTGTAATCGGATCAAAGAAATCTAAATCTAAAGCTGCGATAATTCCTGAATTGTAGTTAGGCGTGTATAAGTCTAAAACTATGGCATCGCATCGGATAGAAGTTTCAGCTCTACTAGCCACATAAGCCTGAGCATAATCTAACGCTACGGCATCGGTTTGCATAAGTAGCCCATCTAAAAAATATGAATGAAGAAAGTATTTGTCTATGCTTGCTTGGTTTAACGCTACCTGGGCTGTGCCACCTGCTCTAGTTATTGTTGCTTTGTTAAATACTAAAACGTCATTTAATATCCAAGCCACATCATTGTAATCAATACCTGAGCCATCATCTGCAAAAACTGTCGCTGTGCCACCAATAGAACCAGCTGTAACTGCTCGGTCTTGAAATACAAACGACCCACTAGCATCTACATAAAATGCGCCATATTCACTTTGAGTAATTGTAGTTAATGCTGCTAATGCTGTTCGATTAGTGCCTGGGTCTGCTTGTACTGTAGTTAAACCTGCATCAATATCACGCATGGTTGCTGGCCATGAAATCTCATCTAATATCTCATTAACTCTAGTACCTGATAAATCGCCAGCGCTTGCACCTGTAACTGTACTGATCTGAGCATTCTGGGCTAATCTAAAAGCATCCACGGCAGTTATTGTTGTATAAGTTACATCTTCTGCTTCACGAGGATAAGTAGTAACGTAGCTTGTAATAAACCCAGAGAATATAGGATAAGTTGTAGAACCATAGGTAGCTGTTATCTGCACTTTCTTCATAGGGGTTAAAAATGTGTAAT